ATGAGAATACGGGTTACAACCCCGATTTCGAATCGTTCCCTACCAGTGGTGCCGCAGACCGCATGGTTGAGCCAAAAGTGGAGGCGGCGGGAATCGAACCCGCGTTCCATTCCCCACCAATTTGCAGGGACTTTTCAATCGGATCCCGGGGTAGCAGAAACTAGCAGGTCGAGTCCCTGCTACCCCCTCGAGGGGAAGGCGTGAGGAGCGGAACGCCGTGCGGATCCTGGGGGAGAGATGACCGACGAACACGACGAAGCCGACACCATCGAACAGGCTCTGCGTGATGCAAGGGCGTGCCTTGTGCTTGAGCGCGATCCCGCCTACGCGCTGGACAAGATCAACGAAGCTCTTGCCGCTCTCGCGGCCACGAAGGATAAGAGATGATCCAGCCTAGCCCCGACATCACGGCAATAGAAACGGCCCCCGTTTCCGAGGGCCGTCCGGTCACGCCACGAGGCGACTTGTCAGGGTTCACGCACGGGCGCGACGCGCTCGGCCACGTAATAGATCCCGTGGGAGCCCGTGACATACGGGCGAACTCGGCGACCCTCGAAACTAACGATGCGCTCGTCTTCGGTCTTAGGGAACTGCTGGAGCGCCCCTTCTTCGGAGCGAGCCGTGATGGTCGCGTGGCAGACGCCGGTTTCGGCGTTCGTGATGTTGAAGCGGTGCATCTCTCGCCTCCTACTACGGGAACCCTGACACAGTGAGAGCCCTCAGGTGGATTGCCGAAGGAGAGGCGATTGCGGCTGGTGTCTCTGTGGTGCGGATCCTGGCGATGGAGCACCGTCCTTTCGGTGTCGGGACGAATGTGCAGTGCTGGCACCTCTGCGAGGTGGTGTGGCCTGACCATCTATCGCCTCCTTTTGACGCGGTGCGTGTAGCTGGCGCGTCCAAAATTCCGTCCAAAATTCATTTCGGACGAATTTCGGACGAGCTCGAGGGGAACAGTACAAGCGTCCGCACCCTGCACCCCGACGAGTGGGGCTACGGGCCCGACTGGCTGTGACGGTGGGGCATAGAACGACCACCCGCGCCCGCCCCCGGCTGCTCGACCTCTTCTGTGGCGCCGGCGGCGCCAGCATGGGCTTCGCGATGGCCGGCTTCGAGGTCGTCGGTGTCGACCTCGAGCCGCAGCCGAACTACCCGTTCGAGTTCCACCAGGCGGACGCGCTCGAGTTCCTCGACGCGATCGACGTGCACGGCAACGGCTGGGACGGCTGGTTCGACGCGATCCACGCGTCGCCGCCGTGTCAGCGCTACGCGAACGTCACCCGCTGGCGCGGCAACGCGGACGATCACCCCGACCTGCTCGGCGTCACACTCGACGCGCTCGCCGACCGGCGCACCCTATGGGTCGTCGAGAACGTCCCCGAGGCGATCCCGGAACCCGACCTGATGCTCTGCGGGTCGATGTTCAACCTGACGGTGCGCCGGCACCGTCACTTCCTCTCGTCGGTGCCGCTGAGCCCGCCGCCGCTCTCGGGTTGCCGTCATGGCGACATGTTCCCGTTCATGCACAAGCACGAGCGCTCCTACGCCGATGCGATGGAGTGCGCGTGGATGAGCAGTCTCGATGCTCGCGAGGCGATACCGCCGGCGTACACGAGATGGATCGCCGGCCAGGTGCTCGAGGCGCTCGGCTGGGAACATGCGCCGGCCGCGACCCGCTGGAAAAGATGCTCGCGCTGCCGCAAGGCGTTCCCTTGTCGGCGGTCAGACGCCCGCTACTGCGGCCCTAACTGCACCGAACAGGCTCGATACCACAGGACGAAACGTCTGGGACTTACGGACTCTAACTCCCAGAAGAGCGAGCAGTTGTGATGGTGGGGCCGGGAACACCTGTGCGCGTCATCGACGACGGCGACCTCACGCTCTACCACGGCGACGCGCTCGCCGTGCTCCGACAGTTGCCGGCGGGCAGCGTCCACATGTGCGTCACGTCGCCGCCGTTCTACGGGCTGCGCGACTACGGCACCGGCACATGGGAAGGCGGCGACGAAGGCTGCGACCACGACACCAGCAACGTCAACCGCGACACGACGAAGCGGGATAAGCGAAACGAGATCCGTGATGACGCAGCTGGGATTTACGCAACGGCCTCCGGTTGGTCTGGTGGTGGCCGGGAGTCCAAGATCAACTCGAACGTTTGCGGCAAGTGTGGCGCCCGCCGCGTCGACCAACAAATCGGGTTGGAGGAATCCCCGCAAGCCTGGGTAGACGCCCTCGTCGCCGTCTTCCGCGAAGTCCGACGTGTGCTGCGGGCGGACGGGACGTTGTGGGTGGAGGTCGGCGACAGCTACGCGGCCAATGTCGGATCAGGAAGGCGCTCGTCCGTCTGCGACCCAAACCACACGCCGAATGCATGGGCGGGCAGCACACGCGCATCGGGTATGCAGATGACGCCGCTCAAGCATCCGACGAAGCCGAAGGATCTCGTCGGAGCCCCCTGGCTGCTCGCGTTCGCCCTCCGCGCAGACGGCTGGTACCTCCGCAGCGACATCATCTGGGCCAGACCCAACCCGATGCCCGAGTCGGTGACTGACCGGCCAACCAAATCACACTCGTACGTGTTCCTGCTGTCGAAGCAGGCTCGCTACTACTTCGACGCCGACGCGATCCGGGAGGAAGCCGAGTACGGCCGTCGCGACTGGAACGGCGGCGTCAACTTCAAGGGTGGCGACATCACGCGCGGCCACGGCCGGACGAGCGTCACCGGTAGCGACCCGTCCGCCGGCCGCAACAAACGGTCGGTCTGGACGATCCCGACCGAACCGCTCCCCGACGAGCATTACGCCGCCTACCCGCAAGCGTTGGTTGAGCCGTGCATCCTGGCGGGCACGTCGGAGCGCGGCGTTTGCCCCGACTGCGGGGCACCATGGGTGCGGGAGACGGAGAGCGAGCGGCGTACAGATAACGGCGAGGTCATCACCGGCGCGTTCGCAACCGACGCGGGCAAGAGCGCGAGCGCAGGGCCGAGACCACGAAAGTTCGTGCAGACGCTCGGCTGGCGCCCCTCCTGCGACCACACGCACACGCCCGTCCCCGCTGTCGTCCTCGACCCGTTCCTCGGCAGCGGCACCACCGCGCTCGTAGCCCGCCGCCTGGGCCGCAAATGCGTCGGCATCGAGTTGTCCGCCAGGTATTGCGAGTTGGCGGCGCGGCGTACTCAACAACTTTCGTTGCTGGCGTGATGGTGGGGCCGGGAACACCTGTCCGCGGCCGGAACGCGGAACGCCCCTTGCGGGGCGTCAGCGAGCGGAGAGCGCAGGTGCCTCGCCTAGAAGGCGAGGAACACCTGCGGCTGCTGATCGATCATGCCGATCAGCGAGACGTTCTCAACGCCGCGAACCCAGATCAGCGAAGCACGCTGCTTCGCGACCTCGATCGAAGCGGCCCCGTCGATCGACACGGTCTTAAACGTGCCATCGACGAAGTCAATGCGGAAGTTATAGGTCATGGTGTTCACCTCCTTCGTATTGTCGTTGCTGTTCATAGTCTTATTATCGCCCAGATTTCCGGTTTCGCTATCCCCCGAATGAGTGAAATGTGCCGGGCAAAATGATTGAGAAATCTCTAAATGCAAATCCCAATGTTGTGACGTTCGACGAGACGGGCGAAAAGCGGGTGGTGCGCGGCTGGTGCCGCATTTGCGCTCGCCACGAGTCATTAGCTGAGGGCGTTATCAGCCCGTCAGGCCTCATGCACATTGGTCACGGGCACGGGATCACGGCATGTGGGAAGGACGCCACCGGTGACGGCTGGTGGTGGCCGACGTGATGGTGGGGCCGGGAACACCTGCTCGCGTTCTGCCGTTCGTGCTGCTGGCCGCCCTGGCCGCCGCCGCGGTGGTGGCGGTCGCTGCGGCCTCCCAGCTGAAGCGCTACCCGGTTGATTGGCGGTACCGGTACCGGCTCGAGCACGCCCATGTGCAGCGGCTGCTGCGGCAGCTCGCGCACGCCCGCCGGGTGCAGGCGCACACCAGCCGCCGTTCGTTAACTCCCCCTGCGGGCGGCGGCTGGCGGGCGCGGCAGATCGCGGCCGCCGAAACGATCGGTCGTGAGGCGGACGCGGATCCGTGGCCTAACTGTCCGGATCCGATCTGGAACGGCGCCGCTAGCTGGGACGTGACCGTCCAGTGTGAGAACTCGGGAAATTGGCTGGACAGCCCCGGCTACTACCGCTGCGGCCTCCAGTTCGACCCGATGTGGGAAGTCCGATTCGGGAGGTTGTGCCCATGAGCGAAATGGTTCCGGTGTCGATGGAAGAGTTGGATGTGATCGGCCGGGTTGTGAAGGCGATCGGCGACACCGAGTTTGTTCCCAGCCAGCTGCGTGGCCGGCCGGGGGCGATCCTGGGCGCGATCCTCTACGGCCGCGCGTTGGGTCTCGATATGAGCGTGTCGCTGCGAGAGGTGAACATCATCGAGGGCACCCCGTCGCTGTCAGCGACCGCAACGCTAGGGCTGATCCGCAAGGCGGGGCATAGCGTCGAGATCAGTGAGACCGAGGACTCTTGCACGGCTGAGGGGATCCGGGCCGATAACGGCAACAGCCACGTTTCTGTTTTCACGACGAAAGACGCGGAGCGGGCGAAGCTCACTTCGAAGCCGAACTATCAACGGTATCCGGGGGACATGCTCCGGAGCCGTGCGGTCTCGAGACTCGCCCGCGCCTTGTTCAGCGACGTCTTCGCCGGCGCCAGCATCTATTCGCCGGAGGAGGCTGAAGAGATTGCAGGGTCGGCGGCGTCTCACCCATCGCCGCCGCCTCCGCCGTCACCAGCACCCCCGCCGCCTGTTCCGCAGCAGGCGGCGGGGCCGGCGGAGACAGGTTCCGCCTCCCAGCCGCCCCCGACCAGCCAGGTGCACGCGCACGAGGGGGCGGAGGAGGCGGAAGACGCCGAATGGCACGAGGAAACAGAAGCCGAACGTCGTCGCCGCCTCGACGCCCGCCTGGCAATCGTCTGCAGGGACGCTGACCCGGGGCTGCTCCCGGAGGGGTTCGGCAACTGGGAGGGCTACAGCCGCTGGCTCGCCAAGGAACGCTTCGGCGTCGTCTCCCGCTCAGAGCTGTCGAACGACCAGAAGCAGGAGCTGATCCAACTGGTCGAGACGGAGACGATCCCGTTCTGATGGCTGCACGGGAGCAGGGGCGGCTAGCCGCCAACTGGCACGGTTTGTGCAGCGTCTGCGGCAGGCCGGCGAGCTTCTACCAGGCGGCGGAACGCTGGGTCTTCAACCGGGTCGAACGCGAGGTTCGTCTCTACTGCGTCGAGCATCGGCCGCCCGGCGGCCGCGCCCCCTAGGAGCGACCGGTGAACGGCCGAGACCCCGCCGCGTTGGACAGGGCGATCCAGCACTTGGAGGCCAGGATCGTTGTGCGTGCCGAAGGCAACCGGCAGTCCTGGTCGGTGCGCGACATCTCGGCGACCAGGACGGTGCTGCGTGAGCTGCGGCTGCTGCGCGAGCTGCAGTGGCAGGCGGTGAACGGACGATCACAGAGGAGGGGTCGTGGACTGCGTCAACCATGACGTTTGCGGTGGCCGGGTGGTCATCGAGAACAAGCGCACCTACTGGGAGGCGACGGTGGCTGTCCGTTACCGCGAGGATGGTGGCCCCAACCGGCGCGGCCTGAAACCAACCGGCCGCGGCTACTGCCCCGAATGCTCTCGGCGGCTCGAGCATGACCTGCCGTTGAACGGCGGCGACCAGGAGGGGCTGTTCTGACGTGGACGACCGCTGGATCGCGATCCCGAATGCGGACAAGTTCCAGTCGGATAACACCCGGGATTGGTTCCGCGTCTGGTTCGAGCTCGAGGACAAACCCGAGTACGTGGACTGTACGTCGGCTGTACGTGGCGTGCTCCTAACGGTATGGGTTAGGTACTTCCGAAGTTCGGGCCAGGTACGTGTCACGGACATCGCGAGGTACATCCCACGTACACACCAGGTACGTGTCATGGAAGCGTTGGAATGGCTCAACCATGCGGGTTTCATCGAGTTTTCCACAGCCCGTCCCCTCGCGCGTACGCGCACGCGCGTGATAGCGCGTAAAGAAGAAGAAGAAGAGAAAGAGAACCCCCTACCCCCTTTCGACGCCGCCACGGCCACGCGAAAGCCGCGGCGTCGAAAGGGGGAAACCGAAAAGCTCACCGACGAGCAACTGGAGGAGCGGAAGCGTGTCGAGCGGGACATGCGCCGCACCGAACTGATCAACGACGCGGAACGCCTCGCCGCCGACTGGGACGGCAAAGACAGCGAAGCGTTCGACGCCGCGCTCGCCGAGCTCGAGCAGCGCCACCGGGTGAAGCTGCCGTTCCAGGTACGCGAACGCCTCTGGGACAGCGTCTTCGGGCCGACCCCGGCGGTATGATCCCCACAATCCCGATCGGGAACCAGGGAAAGAGAGGCGCCGTATGCTCGAGCAGCCCGCACCGCCCGCCCCCGAGCCGCAGCCACCACCGCCCGACGACGGCGACGAGTGAACCCCGGCCCGATCACCTGGGCCGAGATCCTCTGGGCGGGCATCTTCGCGATCCTCCTGGTCGCCCTCGTCCACGGCTGGGGCTGATGAGCACCGTCACGAAGCCCGCGACGCTCCCCGGTGTCTGGAACGCCCACGGCTACCAGGGTGATAGCTGGTCGGAGACGTTCCGCTGGACACGCGACGGCACCCCCGTCGACCTCACCGGTGCCGTCGCGACGAGCGCCGCCCGCTCGAGCATGGACGAGCTCGTCCAACTCAGCGTCGTCATCGACGCCGACCCCACCACTGGCATCTTCACCGTCCAGGCTCCATCCGGCGGGCTCGCCGCCGACCGGTACGCCTACGACATCCAGTTCGACCAGGCCGGCGTCATCACCACCGTGATCGGCGGAACCCTCCACATCGAACCCGACGTCACCACATGAGCGTCGTCGAAGTCCAGACCTCGAGCGTCGTCGTCGAAGTCCTCGAGACGTCCCGTGAGGTCGTCGAGGTTGTTACCGGCGGCGCCTCGACCCCCGGCCCGCCCGGCCCGCAAGGGCCAGCCGGCCCCGCTGGCCCCACCGGAACCCAAGGGGCCGCTGGCGCCACCGGGCCCGCCGGCGCCAAAGGCGACCCCGGCCCAGCCGGCCCCACAGGATCACAGGGGCCACCCGGCACGACCGGCGCCACAGGCCCGCAAGGCCCCAAAGGCGACCCGGGCGCAACCGGATCCCAGGGCCCCATAGGCCCCACCGGCCCGATCGGCATCCCCGGCGACCCCGGTGTCCCAGGCCCGAAAGGCGACACAGGCCCACCCGGGGCAACCGGCCCCGCCGGCGCGACCGGCCCGCAAGGCGACCCCGGCCCCACCGGCGCCACCGGCAACACCGGCCAGCAAGGCCCCGCAGGCCCAACCGGCGCCACGGGCCCCATCGGCCCGCAAGGCATACCCGGCACACCCGGAACCCCCGGCGCACAAGGCGACCCCGGCCCACAAGGCACCACAGGCGCAACCGGCCCCATCGGCCCACAAGGCCCGCAAGGCGACCCCGGCACGACCGGTGCGACCGGCGCACAAGGCCCCGCGGGATCAACAGGCGCAACCGGCCCCGCCGGCCCCGGCGTCGCCGCCGGCGGCACAGCTGGCCAAGTGCTGACGAAAACGAGCGCGGCCGACTACGCAACCAACTGGCAGACGCCGAGCGCCACAGCCGACCTCTCCACGGTGCCGCTGCTCGCCCCCGCCGACGACCTCCGCAACACACTCAGCGGCACAGCCGGCAGATTGCTGCTCAGCGGCAAAGTCACCGCTGACGCGCAACCCCGGCTGACCGTCGACACCAGCGGCAAGCTCCAATGGGGGCCCGGCAACGCCGCAACCGACGTGACGCTCTGGCGGCCAGGCGCGAACGCGCTCTACATGGGCACGTCCTCGCAAGCCTGCCGCCTGCAAATCTACGCCGGATCAGCCGGCGGCAACGTCTTCGACGCCCGCGTCACCACCGACGCGCAATCACGCTTCTACATCCGCGGCGACGGTGCTCACTACTGGGGCGACGGCACTGCCGCAGCCGACACGCTGCTCTACCGAATTACCGCGAACACGCTTGCGCTCGGCAGCGGTGCTGGGCCCGCTGGAACGCTGCGGATCTACAGTGCTACTGCAAATGCGCTCTCGCTTCAAAACTGGATCACAGGCGACGCGCAGGCACGCTTCACCATCCGCAGTGATGGCCCGATCCAGTGGGGTGACGGCACCGCCGCAGCCGATACCACACTCAGCCGCGGCGCCGCCGGCCGCATCAACCTCGGCACCACCGCACAGAAAGGCGCCCTGCGCACGTTCGGCGCCGTAGCCGGCGACACCGTCTTTGACACGGTCGTCACCACAGACACGCAGCCTCGGCTCGCGATCGGCGCAGACGGCAAACTCAACTGGGGGCCCGGCAACACCGCCGCCGACACGAACCTCTACCGTCTACAAACGAACACGCTGAAAACCGACAGCGTGTTCCTGGGCGGCAACCAGATCTATGCGCAACACAACGTAGCTGCGCAGGTGTCGATTGGTACTGTTTCCGGCAAGCCCGGGCTGGTGTTCAGCAATCTCGGCGACACCAACCTCTACCGTTCGGCGGCGAACATCCTCAGAACAGATGGATCGTTTGCCATCGGCGGCAACCTTCAACTCACCAACCTCGTAGCAGGCGCAATCGGCGGCGGCCAAGGCTGGAAATTCCCGGTCTACAACGCCGGCGACGGCTCGCTCGTCGGCTACGTCCCCATCTATGCCAGTTAACGAAACCACCACACTCACCATCGTCTGCGACAACCCCGACTGCCCCGGCAACAGCCTCGACCCCGGCAGCCGCGACAACTGGCTGTTCGTCAGCAGCGAAATCTACGGGCAGGCAACACAGCAGCACGTGTTCTGCAGCGCCGGCTGCGTCAGCCGCGCCGCCGCCGCAGCCGAAGCCGACCAAGTGTTCCCGCAGCCGCAATGAGCAGCAACGGCCAACAACCAGACACCATCGAGCTGCCACGGCCGCTCGTGCAGGCGATCCTCGACCTGCTCGGCCGCCTACCAGCAGGCGAGGTGTACCCGCTATTGAAAGCACTGGACATCGAGCTCGGCCTCACACAACAACAACCGGCAGCCGCTGTCGAGCATGAAACCGCAGACCGCTGAACTGTTCGCGTTCCTCGCCCGCCACCCCGACCGCGGCGACTGGCACGCCTGCCTCTGGATCGTCGGCACCCCCACCTCATGGATCGTCGGCACCTGGGCGTGACATCCGAGCATGTACAGCCCAAGCTCTGGCCCGAAGAAGTAGCCCCAGGCTGCCAGTACCCAATGCTCAGCGGCAGCAGCGGCTGGCGCTACGGCTGCCGCTGCCAACGCTGCTCGGATGCTCACCGCTCCACCACCGGGCCATCGCCATATTGCTGCCACGATGGATGCCACAACCTACGCCTCAAAGGGCGCCGCTACTGCGATAACCACCGGCCAACACAGAAGCAACCGAAGCAACCAAAGCTACGGCTTAAAGCAAACTGCGAACACTGTGGCCGCGAATTCGGCTGGTACGAATCATGGATCGAGTTACACCGCCCAGCCATACAAGACTTCCTACGCCGCATCTGCCCCGACTGCCGAGCACCACATATCGCGCAGATCAAGATTCACTGCTTGAACACCGAGTGGGCAATACGACTTGTGTTCATCGAGCAGTGCGACCTTTGCAAGCAGCCGTTCTCAATCAACAAACGTGGTCGACCCGAATGCGTAATCGACCATGACCACGCTTGCTGCCCAAACCAGAGGTCGTGCGGCGCCTGCGTCAGGGGGATCCTCCATCCGCGCTGCAACACCGTTCTGGGCCACGTTGATAGCTTGGTCATGCCAGGATCGAGAGTGAGCCTCGACGATGTGCTCGCCTACATCAAGGCCGGGGCCTTTTTTGGTGCGGAACACCCGTCTACCCCCGCAGTGGAAACGCGCCTCTCTCCCCGAGACCAGGCGATCGTCGCCTAGGCTGGCATCGTTGCGGACAGTCAGGCCGCCTGCGCACGAGCGCGGCTACGACGGCGCACATAAGCGGCTGAGGGAGAGTCTGGCGCCGCTGGTGCTTGCCGGCGGTGTGCGTTGTGTGCGTTGCGGCGAGCTGATCGACCCGGACGAGCCGTGGGATTTGGGGCACGACGACAACGACCGCTCGAGGTATACGGGGCCGGAGCATAGGGCGTGTAACCGGGCGACCGCGGGGCGTGTGAAGCTGCCGGAGGAGCCGGAGCCGGAACGTGACGGGCTGCCGGCGTCGGATGCGTGTTGGCGGGTGCCGTGGCTGAAGGGGTTGCGGAAGCCGCCGGCTGATGCGACGTGGCCGCGGTTGATGACGGTGCCGCACCCGGCGGCGGTGGGTTCGTTGGGGCCGGTGTTCATCAAGTGGGCGGAGGAGAGGACGCCTGGGCTCAGGTTGCGGTGGTGGCAGCGGCTGGCGGCAACCCGGCTGCTCGAGGTCGACGCGGACGGCCGGCTTGTGTGGGAGACGACGATCCTGTCGGTCGCTCGTCAGTTGGGGAAGTCGTGGCTGCTGCGTGAGTTGTTGTTCTGGCGGATCCATCAGGGGGCGCGGTTTGGGATGCCCCAGGACGTCGTTCATACCGGGAAGGATCTGGCGATCTGTATGGAGGTGCAGCGGCCGGCCAGGTTGTGGGCGCAGGAGCGACCGGATGAGTACAAGGTGATGGTCGCGAACGGCAAGGAGCAGATCGAATACAGGCGGGATGGTTCCCGCTGGCTGATCCGCACCCGGCTCGGCAGCTACGGGTATTCGGTCAGTGCGATTGCGGTGGATGAGGCGTGGAAGGTGCCGGCGCGGGATGTGGATGAGGCGTTGGCGCCGACGATGGTCGAACGCGACCAGGCGCAGCTGCTGCTGATCTCGACGGCGCACCGTTTGGCGACCTCGTTGATGCTGGGCCGCAGGAAGGCCGCGTTGGAGCAGTTGGAGTCGGGTGACGGTGATCTGCTCGTGGAGTGGTCGGCGCCGCATCATGCGGAGCTCAACGACCGTGAGGCGTGGCGGTTGGCGTCGCCGCACTGGACGCCCCGCCGCGAACGGCTCGTGGAGCGGCAGCTGCAGTTGTTGCGGGACGGGGAGATCGACGACCCGGACGAGCCCGATCCGGAGCAGTCGTTCAAGAGCCAGTGGCTGAACCAGTGGCCGCTCAGGAAGACGGAGCTGCCGTCCGGGCTCGAGCCGCTCCTACCGGCCGGCGTGTGGCGAGGCCTAGCCCAGCCAGACCTGGTGTCGGACGGGCCGGTCTGGGTGGCGTTGGAGGACGCGTTCGGCTACGGGCAAGGCGCCGCCTTCGCGGTCTGCTGCCCGCTCCCGGACGGCCGCTACGAGGTCGACGGCTGGTTCCGCGACGACTGGGACAGCGCTGTCCAGGACGCGGAACGGTTCCGCCGCGGCGCCGACGTGCGCGAGCTCCTGGTCGGCGCGTCGCTGATCGACCGTGTCCCGCTGGAGCTCGCCGCGCGGGCGGCCGGCAGCCGCGAAACCCGCGCCGGGCTCGCGTTGTTGCGTGACCTGGCCGCGGACGGGCTGCTCGTCCACGACGAAACCACCTTCGACCTCGACGACGCTGTCCTGTCCGCGAACGTGCGCGAGCACGCCACCGGCCTGTTTCTACCGGCCAGCAAGCTCTCGCATTTGGTGCGTGCACTCGTCTGGGTGCTCGTGGCCGCACACCGGCCGGTCGCTACCCCGGCGATCTACTAGCCATTTCCCTGTTTTCCTATAGGGTTAGTGGGCGATGGCTGCCCGCTGGTCTTTCCGGGCGCTTCGGCCGCCGCCCGACGACATCGTCCCGAACCCGAACGACCCCCTGTCTGTGCCGCCATCGACGGTCGGGCCGGATCAGCTCGTCACACCCGGTGACCTGAACGGTGTCGTGTTCGAGGGTGATAGCCCGCCGGCGGGTTCGCCGCCGGTGGTGTGGCCGTCCGCGTGGTCTGGCTGGCCGTCTGACTGGTGGACGCCAGCCTGGAACGGCCGCGTCTCCGCGCTGTCAGATACCGCCTGGATGTGCATCGACCTCAACTCGAGTGCGCTCGCGTCCATGCCTCCGTACCTGGTGGGTGCGGCGGCGTCGCTGTCGACGGACTGGCTGGGGAACCCGGATCCGGAGTTCTACAACTGCTGGGACGAGTTCGCGAAAGACCTCTTCTGGGCCTACCACACCGGGGAAGCGTTCCTCTTGGCGACCGCCCGCTACTCGACCGGGTATCCCGCGAGGTTCCACGTCGTCCCCGCCTGGATGGTGACGGTCGAGCTCGATCAGGGCTACCGGGTCTATCGGATCGGGGATCAGCGGGTGGCGGGCGGGGTCGGGCCGGGCAGCGACCTGTTGCATATCCCGTACCGGATCACCACGGACGTCGCCCGTGGGCAGGGGCCCCTGGACGCCGGCGCCGCGCGTGTCGTGGCGGCGGAAACCCTGACTCGTTACGCGACCCAGCTGGCGTCCGGGGGCGGCATCCCGCATTCGATCCTCAGGCTGCCGGGTGAGGGGAACGCGCAACAGGCGGCGGAGTTGAAAGCCCAATGGGTCGCCGCCCGGCTCTCGTCGATCGGCGAGCCGGCCGTTTTGGCGGGCGGGATCGAGTGGGAACCCACCCAGGTCAACCCCAAAGACATGGCGCTGGTGGAGCTGCAGCAGCTGAATGAATCCCGCATCTGCTCGATGCTGGGGGTGCCGCCGTTCCTGGTCGGCCTCCCCTCCGGCGGCGACAGCATGACCTACTCGAACGTGACGCAGATCTTCGACTTCCACTGGCGTAGCGGCCTGAAGCCGAAAGCCTCCGCGGTCATGGGTACGCTCTCCAACTGGCTGCTGCCGCGCGGCACCCGTGTCGAGTTGAACCGTGACGCTTACATCGAACCCGAACCGCTGCAGCGGGCCCAGACCGCCCAGATCCTGAACTCGATCGTCGACCCGGCCACCGGGCAGCCGGCGTTGAGCGTGGCGGAGATCCGGGCGGCGGAACGCCTCGACAATTCGACCCCAGTCCCCGTGTCGGATGGAGTGCTCAGATGACCATGCTCGCCGAGGAACCCCGCCTGGATGCTGTAGCGCTCGAGACCCGGGCGGCCACCATCAGCGACATCAGCTTCCCGCAACGGCTGATCCGGCTGATCGTGATGCCCTACGAAACCCCCACCACCGTCTACGAACGCGGCCGGACGATCGAGGAGGTCGTCAGCCGTGGCGCGTTCGGGAACATCCAGGGGCGCCGCGACGTGAAAGTGAACCGCGGCCACGTCATCGAACG